GTCATTAAAGTTACAACTCTAGATAATGCTGCTTTTCTATTTGTTCCACCAGCTCCATCATCTACTACAATTAAATCTGATGTAGTTAGGTCTGCACCTATATCTGTTCCACCATCTATTTCTAGGGCAGTTAATGCTACTTTTCCAGCAGTAGATATTGCAGATAATTTACTATCAGCTATAGATCCAGCTAGCATTGTATTACTTACTGTTCCGCTATCACCTGAACCAACTAATGTTCCAGCTGCAGCAGGTAAAGTTAAAGTTATATCTGCTGTAGAAGCAGGTCCAATTAATGTAACTTTATTAGTTCCATTATCACTATCTTCAAAAAATTCTAAAAATCCTGCACTAGTAGCTCCATTCTTTAATTGAGCACCTGCATTAATTACAGGTGTAGTTAAAGTTTTATTTGTTAATGTATCTGTAGATACAAGAGATACTAATGTTGAACTAGATCCTGCTGGTAATGTAAGTGTATTTGTAACACCTGCACTATGTGGCTGTGCAATAACAATCTGTCCATGCGAATTAGATTCACAATTAAATTGTATAGCACCTGAATTTGTATTACCTTTAACAGTTACATGACCTGTACCATTAGGGGCTAATTCTAAATCTGCGTTTGATGTAGTTACAATATCTGCACCATTCATATCAAGATTACCACCTAATTGAGGTGTAGTATCCTCTACAACATTTGATATTGCACCTGATGTAGCTAATCCCGCTACAATAGTTGATCTTGCAATTTTTTTAAGTCCACCACCTGAAGTATCTACTGCTATAAAAACATCATCATTTGCAACTGTAGATATTTCAGATAAACTACCTGCAGCTACTGAATTAAAATTTGTACCATCTGCAATTAATAAATTACCTGCAGTGTTTGTTGCCATAGTAATATCATCACCAGATACTGTAAGATCTCCTGCTAATGTTAAATTTCTAATACCCGTATAATCTTTGTTTGCATCTAGTATAACTGCTTTACTTGCTACAGCTGTTCCAACTGCTGTGCTTCCTATATCTAAAGCATTTAATTCACCAACAACTGCTGTTATACCATCTAGTGCATTTAATTCTGCTGCAGTTGAAGTAACTCCATCAAGTATATTTAATTCTGCACCTGTAGATGTAATAGTTGTACCACCTAAACTTATAGCATCAGCTGCTAAAGTATCTATATTAGCTGTACCATCTATAAATAAATCTTTAAACTCAAGAGAGGAAGTTCCTAAGTCTATATCATTATCTGTAATAGGTACAATTGCACCATCTTGTATTCTTAATTGTTGTGCTGCAGAAGATGATACTTCTACATAAAATTCTAAATGATTATTAGTAGTATCTACTAATATTTTATTGTTACTATCAGCGTCTCTAAGTGTACTAATAGGACCACCCTCACCTGCTGTTCCATCATGTGAGTGTCCTGTTGTTGCATGAAACGCAGCTAATACCTGGTTAAACTCATCATTAGAATGAGCTGCAGTAATAGTATCACCTGTTGTGAAACTTGACTGTCGTGCTGAATAGCCTGCCATTATCTTCTTCCTCCTGGGGTAAATTCAAGTTGAAATCCTTTTACTGAAAATGAATCTGCACTATTTTGATCATCTATTTGTAATGCTACTGCAAATCCAGATCCTTCTATTGTTTGTCTAACTAATGGAACACCTGAAGCATTATACAATGCATTTCCATATGTAGCTGCTCCATATTGTCCAGCACCTCCTACATTAGGTAGTGCTATTTTTTGTGGTTGTGGACTATTCTGATCATCATAGTTATATCTTAAAGCTAAATTTGCATTGATAGATGTCCCTTCACCTTGATAGTTTAAATTAATTCTTTGCATATATTTTCTTATACCAGGATCACCCATTACCATATCTGGAGAACGGTATACAGCTTGAATAGTATTATTAACTGCACCTGATGCAAAAGAATTACCTGTTTCCATTTTATAAATAAAACCATCATAACCACCAAATACTTGTGTTTCAGTGCTACTTATAAAATCAGAATCTGTACTAGAAGGTTTAATACCTATCATATCAGAATACTCAAATCCAATTTGCCCAGTATTAGGATTGTTTTTTAATACTCCTACAATACCTTTTGCAGATGCTTGTGCTCCTGCATTAGTTGGATAAAATAATCTATATTGAGATTTAGCTCTAATAACAATTGATGATATTCTATCTAAACCTATTTCATCAATTCTAGATTGTATTTGTCTAGATATAGAACCTAGTTCAACGTCACCAATTCTAGCTGTACCAGCAATAGTTCTTAAACCATCTGGTGCTAAAAATATAACATCACCACCAATCTCCTGAATACTGCCACCATCTCTGCATCCAATATTTCTTGTAACTTCTTGTACTGCAAAAGTTGATTTTGATGTTCCTGTTAATTTGTAAATTCTATCTTCACAAAATACAATTAATTCATTCCTAAATACTTTTAATCCTACAACTGTTGAGTCAACTCTAAATGATCCTGCACCACTAGCTGATGTAAAATTATCTTCTTCAAAAGGTACACTAAATATAATTTCTTCTGGGTTAGTTGCACCAGCATAAAACATATGGTTTTGAAATGCTTTTACAAATTTAGGATTGCTTGGTGCTGTTCCGCCACCTGTTGCATTTACAACATCTACAGCAAAACTTGAATTAATTATCTGTGCAGGAGAATGACCTGTAGCAATTACTATTTTTTCAGTTCCATTAAAATTAAATTTTTCAAAATCATATGATCTAGTAGCTGTACCTAGTCCTGTAGTTAAACTTGTCCAACTACCTGAGGTATCACCTCTATGTATATCACCACCTCTAGCAGCTATTATCTGTCCATTAAATATTATAGAACAGTCTATTGTTAAACTACTAGTACTAGATCCCTGAGGAACTATTGTAGTATTATATAATGCTGTTCCACTTATACGTCTATACCCACCTTTAATATCAGGTTCAAAATTTTGTAGTATAAGAGCCTCTCCAGGTTGCATTGAAAACACATCTTTATTAAGTGTTAAGCCTCCTGCACAACTCACTACAAATGGTGATATAAGGTCAGTAGCTGGCATTGATTAATCTTTAAATCTTCCACCAGTTTCTTTCATAAATCTATCATACATTTTTCTAAGTTCAAAAATGTCTTCTTTTGGAAAAATTTCTTTTACATTATCATCTCTTAATGCTTTTTTATATCTTTCATATTTAAAGTCTAAAACACTACTTCCTGGTTCATATTTAGCCATTAACTTATCATTAGCTTTTTTTTCACCATCCATGTTATCAGTAACTTTCATACCATTTTTCTTTTCTTCTTCTTTTTTTCTAATAGCCATTAGCTTACTCTGCCTCCTATATTTGTAGCAATACTTTCTGCAATTGTGTCACTACGCATATAATCATTTTTAGTAGCGTAGTCTACTTTTAATAATCTTAATTTTCTTTGAAAATCCCTATCTGCTAATTGTGCATGTTGAGGATCTGATCTAAGCATATAAGTATAATACTTAGCTCTATCTACAATTAATGTACCAAATCTATCTGGTAAACTCATAGTATCACCATGTGCAGATAAATCTGTATGTGTAGTATAGTAATCATAATGTACTGAATATTCATTTATATTTGGTCTTGGGCTTACACCAAATGCAGAATGATCGGGTAATATATATACTCTTAACGGGTGAGAATAATTACCACTATTATTTGTATCATCAGTTACTTTATATGTTTGTAAATAATTATCATATGAAATGTATACTAATTTTCTAAGTGCTATATCACTTCTAGATATTCTTACATAATCTACATCTAAGTTTGTAAGTGTAGATGGATTATTTAATGTAATAAATGTTGTTTGTGAAGTTGCAGTAAAAGTTGTATTTAATATCGCACCTTCTCTAAAGTTTGTTACAGTTAATGTTGTATTTAAATTTTGTGTACCTTCTGCTGCTGTACCTACTTGTACCTTTAAAGGTAATCCTTCACTATTGCTATCTAAAACTCTAATTTGTAATTTATATGTTTTATTTACAGTAGTATCTATAGATTGATGTGCAGCAAAATCATTTAATCTTAATCTACCATTACCTGTGCTTGTATAAGCTGCACTTCCTGAACCTGCAATAGTAGTCCAATTAGTTATATTAGATGTAAACTCACCATTAGTTACTAATTCTTTTGGTTTAAGAAAGAATGAATCCATATCTGCTTTTCTAAAATCTGTAGGAAAAGAATACTCATTATCTCCAACAACTAAATCTTGGGATGTTCTAGAATATAATAAAGGTATCTCACCAGTCTCATTATAAATATCATGAATACCTTTATTAATAAAATCTTTTACTGCAGTTTGTATACCTCTACTAGAACTAAACGTACTAGAGGTTAACTCAGTTTCGTTTAATTCTCGAAGTACGCTATTTGCTAATGTTAGGTAAGTTGTTGCCATTCTGTAATTATTTTAAAATTTTATTAAGGGGGATAAAAATACCCCCCTTAAATTATTTAATTATTAGTTGTTATCTGTTTCATCAATACCTGATATATCACACATAACAGCAAAGACTCTAACTTTTCCAGTTGTGTCTTGTGCTCCTAGTACTTTAATATCAATTGTATCAGCTGAACCATAAACGTGACCTACGTTTGATGCATTAATGACATTAGCAGCAAAACCTGTTGCTGTTGAGTCGTGACCATCAACGTATTTATCAACATCATTAGCGTCTCCTAGATCTAAAGTAACTGAGCTTGGACTTACTGCTAGTACTTCAAGTCCAGCATTTAAGACCATAGTCTCAGCTGGAACATCGATTGCTTGCACGATGTCATTAGCTGCAGGTTGGAAACCTGATACTGACATGTCGATTGTGTTTTCAACTAAATAAGGTGTTCTACCATTAGCAGGGTGCCCAGTAGT